CTTCAGGAGGCATACCCATACCCTCAGGAGGCATTCCTCCGGGCGGCATTCCTCCGGGCGGCATTCCCGGCATCATTGGCTCTTCCTTCGGCATCGCCTCTTCAGTGTTGCCAATTGCAGCAAGGTTCGGACTAGCCAACATCGAATCAGCCAAAAAGGCATCAACCTTGTCCCTACCCGTAATCTCCCGATACTCGTTAGGAGTGATCATTCCCATCTGGGCTTCCTGCAAGTAGTGACGTTCCTTCTCCTGCTTTGCCAATTCAAGTACAGGAACTGACGTAGTGTCGAACGTGACATAGAACTTTTCATCCAACACATCAAGTCCACGAGAAATCAATTCAAGATGAGGATTCATCGTTTCATTCCAAAAAACCCTGCCCTCCTCTGATGCGTTCGAAAAGGTCCGTCCAGCGGCATTGCCGATAACACTCTCTGGCACACCAAATGAGGCTAAAATCTCTTCCTTGGTTACCTGTCGCAAAGATTCATAGGCCGCTTCTCGGGGGCTGGCCGCCGTATCAACGAAATCTGCCCCATCATCAGAAGAAATAACGCCGATTCCTCCAGCGCGTGCAAGATTCCCCCTGAACCGTGCTTGAAGTTCCTGTTTGTCGTCATCGTCAATCATCCCCCTCAGTACAAGTAACCCACCCGGACGACCATCATTCAGCAGGAAGTTCCTGTTGTACAACTTGGCCAAGTGTTCCACTTCAATCGCCACCCCAGCCGACTCCATCGGGGTCATCGACAGATAAGGATCTAGCGGATGCGGACGCCTAATCCAAATCACATTCTTTGGATTTAATTTCTGCTTCTTCCCATTGGGAAGTTCAACCTCAAACGCTGCTACAAACTTTTTCTCGTCTGGAATCGGAGCCGTACTTTGAGGTGGCAACAGATGCAACGCGGCGGGCTGGCCACCCCTCCCCCGAACGATCTCAATAAACACCCCACGGGTGCTCATCAACAACTGAGCAGAAACCCGATACCTGAAAGCAAACGCGCTTTCACCATCATTCGACTTTTGATTCAACAGCGTGGCTAAATCTTCATTTTCCTCATCGCGTGGAACCCTCTCACCAAAAGGAGAGTTGTCTCTCAAAAAAGCAGCAGGCAAGCGTGCCTGATTGCTGGCGATGGCATCAATAGCACGATAGACCCAAACAACCTTGGCCAAACCCTCCCGATAGGCGCGCTCAATATCCCAACTATCATTGTATGGCTTGCCCACAAGACCAGCGTTGTACGCTACGGGAGCCCCAACCGAGATAGACTTCTTACTATCTGGATTAATCGCCTTGTTACTGGAGTTCCACGCCATATTTATTCAGCACCCAACAGAAAGCCGTAGAGGCCGAGGGCCAACGCACATCCGGCCAACCCTAAGCCTGTATGAAATTTGCCCAAACCCAACCCCAATAGTATTACAGAAGAAACCATACACACATGAGCAATGGTTGAACGGTTTAGTAGACTTTTAAAATCAAACAACTTTAAATCCTGTCCCTAGGTAAGCACCTATCGACACACGTTTACAGAAAGTGTACAACATGATGAAAGACTGGTCAGACATCTACGAATTCCTCCAACCTAAACCTTCACTATTCTGTCCCGAAGCCCCCTCTCTGACCCAAAAAACATACCTGCGATCAACTGCCTTGGAAGCCCTGTTTGGAGGCGCCGCAGGCGGAGGTAAATCTTCCGCCCTACTAATGGCCGCCCTTCAATACGTTGATGTACCAAATTATTCAGCAATCCTCTTCCGGCGGACATACGCCGACCTAGCCCTTCCGGGCGCGCTTATGGATCGTTTTCTTACTTGGGTTAAAGAATACGACGAAGTCAGGTGGAATGGGTCCACCTATGTGGCAACCTTTCCTTCTGGCGCAAGAATTACTTTTGGATACCTCAATAATCAAAATGACTACTTGCGATACAAATCCAGCGAATTCCAAATGATTGGCATGGATGAGGTCACCGAAATCCGAGAATTCGACTACCGCTATATGTTCAGCCGTTTGCGTAAACCCAACAGTGGTCCACTCGCCGAAGTCCCTCTCCGAATGAGGTGTGCCTCCAACCCCGCACCCAACTGGGTTAGACAACGGTTCATCGTGGAGGGCACGGAAAACGAGCGCATCTTTGTCCCCAGTTTCTTGGACGACAACCCGGGCATCGACCCAGACTCCTACCGCCGAGCGCTTCAGGAAATCGACCCGACCGAACGAAAGCGACTAGAAAATGGAGACTGGTGGGCAGTCTCCACGGGAAGCCTTTTCGACCGAGAAGCATTCGTCATCATCGAACCCACGGACCTCCCCGACTTCAAACAACCTGAATACGTCAGATTTTGGGACCTAGCCTCCACGGAACCGTCCAACGTCAACCCTGACCCAGACTGGACCGTTGGCGTCCTCGGGGTGTTTGACCAAGGCGTGTTTTACGTCATCGACGTACAGCGCGTTCGAGGAAAGGGTGACGTAGTGGAGCGACTCATCTCAGACACCGCCCAAATCGACGGCCCCCATGTTGCCATTCGTATGGAGCAGGAACCGGGCAGCAGCGGTAAAAACCTTGTTGACCAGTACGCGCGCTACGTCCTCCCCGGTTGTAACTTCTTGGGAATCAGGTCTACTGGCAACAAGGTCGTTCGGGCCAAACCGCTCTCAGCGGCCCTAGCAAATGGCAACGTCCGTCTGGTCCGCGGGCCATGGATTACCGACTACCTTGACGAGATGGCGACCTTTCCAGAATCATCGTGGCACGACGATCAGGTTGACGCCACCTCCGGATGCTTTACGGAAGCCGCCGGTTTGGGATACGGCCAACGCAGCAGGGTACAAATCATCGTCTAATCCTTGACTTCCTCGTCAACGCTCGGATATGGTCAGCGCTCCGGCTTCGTGCCCGTCGTCTAACCAACGTCGTTCGCCCGTTAGAGGGGCATGGAATTTTCACGCCCCATGGTAGGGCGCCCTGACCTACACTTCATGGTGGAACTCGGCAGCAGTCAGCACCAGTACCAGAACGAAATCGGATGAAGTGTGGATGCCCGCTGGCCGACCGCTTCTGTTCAAAGCGCAAGGTGCCATTTACGACAGTCCGACTGTGACCGGAGTAAATCTTGGCTCTCCGTTTGGAGGGCCAAGAACTCCTGCCCTCGTGCTCCCAGAGTAACGATCTCTTCTGTTCTTTGTTCTACTCGTTAATTAATTAGGTTATTAATTAATTACAAAAAATCGAACACCTGTTCGGCTGTGGCGGATTTTGTCAACTAGAAGCGTTTACCCCTGAATCCGACACCCATGTACGCTTTCATCATTTCCCGCTCCAGTTCGTCAGTTAAGACTTGACCGTGGTAGTAGTAAGTCGTGGTTCGGGGTTGCATCTTTTTTAAAAGGCTTATTAGTTTCTTCATCTCATCTTTTCTCGATTTTAGCACGAAGAGTCGATCTTACAGGATTTCTGAGGTTTGCCGGTACTAAAAATCCTCTAATGTTGTGACACATGTCAACCCAGCCGGTGTTGGGGAGACAGAAAAGTTGCCTTTGTCGTTTGGCTCTGGTATCGTCCTCGTGTACTACTACTAGAGGAGGAGACATGGGTCTTCAAGAGGATCTGCAAGCCTCGCTTGACAAACTGGACGAGGCGATTCACCATGAGCGTGACACCGACGATCCAGAACGAACTATGCGACTCATTTTTCTTGGGTTCATAATCGGTGAGGCTAAGAAAACCATTGCCTCGTTACAGAAAGAAGCGTCAGAGATATTGTTGAAGTCCGATTGGGACCGCAGTCCTTTTCAGAATCAACAGTTCTCTATGGAAACCAAAACCGGGCAACCACGCAAAAAGTGGGATCACGACACTTTGGCAACGCTGGTCGCTAAAAGGATTTCTGACAGCGCCATTGATATGGATACCGGTGAAGTTCTAAAGAGTGCCCAACAGATGATCAAGGAACTGCTTGAGTATGCAGCACCTTCTTACTGGAGAGTTGGGGCATTGAAGGAACTTGGGATTGACCCGGACGACTTCTGTGAAGTCGGGGAACCGCTAACTAACCTTATCTATAGGAGTAATAATGTCTGATAAGTCACAGGCCGATCAACTGGCAGAGCCGTTTGATGACACGCTCATCTACCAGCGTTCCGTCGGAGGACGCCAGTTTGATTACGTTGCCGTGGCCGAATATGTGGCTCGACTAAACAAGGTTCTTGGACCCAACAATTGGAACTATGAAGTTTTGAAGTGTCATGTCCAACCTGAATACAAAGAGCATGTGATTGCTCATGTCCGAGTTACTGCAACCGTCGATGGAACAACCGCCGTTAAGGAACAGTACGGTGGAGCAAAGATCAAGATAATGAAGTCTGGCGGGGTCATGGACCTTGGCAATGATTTTAAAACGGCTGTGTCGGACGCGTTCAAAAAGGCATGTCAGGGGTTGGGCATCGCACTCCATCTGGCTCGCAGCGAAGAAGCGTTGGCATTAGAGATTGAAGAGTCTTATCCCGTTCCTCAGGAGCAGTGGGAAGTTTTCGTCAACAATTTTAAGAACTTGGATGACGACAAGAAGAACGGGTTTCGAAGTTGGTTTGTGGAGATGGGATTTGGAGAAAAGCCCAACCGCGGAATGCTAGCCGACATCTTTGAGCAAGCACAGGTTGAAGTTATTCGACTTACGCTGGGAGCAGAAGAAGTAACCAACGAAGAAACGGAGACTTACTGATGGGCATTGAACAATTGTT